CGGCTTGGTCTCACTCCGTTCGGCCTACCTCACCTCACTGTGTTCAGTTCGGCTTAGGTTCACTCCGCTCATCTTGTACTCGCTCCGCTCACGCACCGCGCCACATAACACAACCTAACACCCTACCTCACCTCACTGTGTTCAGTTCGGCTTAGGTTCACTCCGCTCATCTTGTACTCGCTCCGCTCACGCACCGCGCCACATAACACAACCTAACACCATACCTCACCGCACCGCACCACACTACATAGCACGACACTACACCGCACCACACACCGCCATCCTAAAATGTTCCACGTGAAACAATGACACACTCGGGTCCGTAGTGAATTATGTGAAATTACAAAAACACTTGTATTCTAGAATAGGTGTGCTATACTATAGGTGAAAAGAAGGAGGGTCAAATAATTATGAGTAGAATTTATAAGCATGATCATTATCCAAGTGAGTTAACTATGGATAACATTAATACAATCGTTGATATTATAGAGACGTATTTATGCGATTATAAACTTGGCTTTCATTTAGTTTACCAGCGTAGGCATTTAATAAGAATGGATATTCGTAAATTAAATTCAAAGAGTGTAATAGCTAGTTATTCGTTTCGATATAACACTATGACGTTATTTAAACGTAAGGTTTTGCAAGGTGCTGTATCACTTGACGATATGATTAAGGAGAATGAGAGACGAGGATATGAGTATTTACAATAATTTAATACTTGCAAGTTGGTTTATCTGTGTAGTATTATCTGTGTATCAAATTTATAAGCAATGCAAAGGTGATTTTAAATACTATAAGGTATCAAGCAGATACATAAATTTCACTATAATTTCAATTGTAATGTTAGTTATGTGGTTTGTTCTAATAAATATGAAATATGATGAATTAATGGAGGTGTGTCATGTAAAATGTTAAAGTGTTATGACTTCACTAAAAAGCGTATAGGTTGTAAATTGTTATGCTAGTACAAAATTAAACAACTTGAAATAAATTAATTGAAAAAGCAATAGTTAAAATTAAAAGGAGAATATTAAAAATGGAAAATTTAGGTAATGAAGTAATGGCAATGGAAAATACAGGTTTGGTTGTGACTGATGATATGTCTCACGAGCAACGCGTTAATTTATTCAACGCGGTAAATAATGCGGAAGGTTTAAGCGATCAAGTAGGTAAGGATTTGTATTTGACTGGTTATATCGTACAAGATGTAGAAAAGGAAAATGAAAAAACAGGTGAAATTATTTGTAGTAAACTAATTACAGTAATTGATAAGGATGGAAAAGCCTATGCGACAAACTCAAAACCTTTCTTACAGTCATTAAAACAGTTAAAACAAGTATTCAACTATGATTGGACGAAAGAACCGGTATGTGTCACAATCATTCAGAAAAAATCAAACTCAAGTTCAAACAAATATTTAAGCATGGCTGTAAAATAGCCTAATAAAATAAGGGTGTTAGCCAAACACCCTTTTATTTTTGGCTAAAAGGGGGTGTTTAAATTGGCCAAAATGCGAAAAAGCACGAAAGATGTTAAGCGGTTAAGAAATGCTATAGCAAGCGCAAAAAGAACTGCTACAAAAGCGCAAAACATGGGGCAGGATGTTGTTTTTAATGATATTCGTTCTATAAAAGATTTTAATGACCGTAAGGAATTCAATAAATACTTAAAATTAATTGAAAAATTCAATAAAGAGAATAGGTTTATTAAAAATCGTTATGGTGTTGTATTTAACCGTAACGATATCGAACAGGCTAATAAGTTAGTGGATAAACAGAATAAGCAAAGAAAAAAACTTGCTCGTAGTGTTGGGCTAAACAATTTGAAAGAAACAAAGGGCGGTATATCCACAAATATTTCAGTTCGACAGGCTTTATCAGTATTAAAAGATGATAGAGGCGGGTTTTTTGAGCCGGTCCATCACGTTAATATTCAATCTTACAGATATCCTAAACAATTAAAAAATAGGATTGAAAGCTTAAAGGAAAATACAAAAAATAAAAATAAGAAAATCACCACATTTAGAGAGAATTATAAAACAGCTATAGAAAAACAAATACGAGGGCATAACATAACGGAGGAAGAAGGGCAACAAATTTTAAAAGACATGAGATCATTATCAGATAAAGAATTATTGAAATGGTTGTATCAAGAACGAAAAGCGATAAATACTTTTAAATATTTGGATTTAAGTCGTGAATATACAGAAAATCAAAAATTTGTAAACGAGCAATTAAGTAAAGCTATAAGAGAAGATTTAAGCGATGTAAAAGATAGTTTAGCTGTATTTACCGGACGTGCCTATGTTAGTGGCGGTGTGGTTAAGTATAAATAATGTAAAGGGGGTTGTAGTATGGCAAAGAAAAAAGAGCCTAAAGAAATTTGGGCTTGTGATTTTGAAACTACAACCGACCCTTTAGACTGTAGAGTTTGGGCATGGGGAGCAAGTTTTGTTGAAGATTCGAGTATAAAAGAATATGGAAATAGCATAGATGGGTTTATAGAATGGTGTAAACAAAAAACGCGTAAATTATATTTTCATAATTTAGCTTTTGATGGTGAATTTATTGTAAGTTGGCTTTTAAGTAACGGTTATGAGTATTCGGACAAACCTAAAACCGGTTGCTTTAAAACAATTATATCGAATACAGGTTTATGGTATTCGATTGAAATATGGTGGAAATATTCAATTTATAGATCAACAAAAACCACAATATGGGATAGTTTTAAATTAATTCCATTTAGTATTGAGAAGATCGCACATGATTTTAATTTACCAATTCGTAAATTAAAGTTAGACTATACAACGAAAAGAGAAATAGGGCACGAGCTAACACCACATGAAGTCGATTATCTATTTAATGATATCGATATTGAAGGTATGGCATTAAATGAATGTTTTAAGCTTGGATTTAATAAAATGACAGCCACTAGCTGTAGTTTTGACGCATTCAAGAAAACTTTGCCTATGTCGTTTGAAAAGATATTTCCACCTTTAGAAATGAATGTGGATACAGATTTAAGACCGGCATATAGTGGTGGGTTTGTTTGGGCAAACCCAGAACTAAAAGAAAAAGAGATAGGGCAAGGAATTGTATTCGATGTAAACTCTTTATTCCCAAGTCGTATGTATTATGAATTATTGCCATATGATATGCCTATATATTTTGAGGGTGAATATCAACAGGATGATGAATACCCTTTATGGGTAGGTGTTATTAGTTTTGCCTTTGATATTAAAAAAGATCATATACCGTGTATATCGCTAGATAAGTTTTCTCGATTTTTTGGAAGTAAAAAATATGTGGACAGCTCAAACGGGGATATCGTTAGAATGACTGTCACAAGTGTTGACTGGCAGTTATTTAATGAACAATATGATATTTATGATGTAGAGTTCATTAATGGTTATAAATTTAGAGGGTGTGTAGGAATTGCACGACAGTTTATCGATGAGCAAATGGAAGTTAAAAAGAATTCTAAAGGTGCTCAAAGATTTATTGCCAAGCGTCAATTAAATTCGGTTTATGGCAAGTTCGCAACGAACCCAAATGTAACACCTAAAATTCCATTTATTGATAAAGATGATGGAGTTTTACGTTTGCACGATCCTATGTTTACAACGTATGAAGACGGAGAGGTTAAAGAGGTAATTGACGAGCAATTTCGCGATCCAATATATTTACCGTATGGTGAGTTTGTAACGGCATATGCTCGTAAGTATACAATTAGTACAGCTCAGAAGGTAGGAATACATAGAGTGGCATATATTGATACGGATTCAATACATCTAGTGGGAACACAAGTTCCGGACGCTATTAAAGATATTATTGACGATAAAGAATTAGGCTATTGGGGTCTAGAATCTGTATTTACACGATCTTATTTTATCGGTGCTAAAAGTTATGTTGAAGAAATTGAAATAAGTTATAAGGAATACGTGGAACACCAGCAAGAATATATAAATGAGAACGACTGTAAAGATAATTTGTATTATATTCGTGAGGGTGTTTGTTATTATTTGAATGTCAAATGCGCTGGTATGACGCAAAGAGCGAAACAGAATGTGACATATGACAACTTTAGAGTTGGAAATGTTATTAATGATTGTTTAAAGAAAACACATGTACCGGGTGGTATTGTGTTAGTCGATAGACAATTCAGCATTAAAAGTAGATAGGAAGGTGATAAAGTGATAAGTGTTTTAACAAACATATTATATTATTTATTTATGGCATTTTGCTGTTTAAGTGTAACATTTCTATTTGTTGTATACATTATAGGAATGGTATTAATGGTTATTTGGATCATAAAGGAGTAAAGGAGTATAAAATGGATTTTATAAATTTAATGGTTTTAATTTGTGTAATTTGTATTATTGTATTAGTAATTTTTAATTTGATTATGTTTTGTAAATATAAGTCATTGATTGATAATTATAAATTATTAAATAATGAACTTGATAGTTTATCTTATGAAGTTTATCATCGTGATAATGAAATATTTAAAAAGTGTGATAAGACTCTAAAAGAATTTAACGAGATTATGTTCGGAAATCCACCACTAAAAAATAAAGTGGTGGTTGTTAGAAGTATAAAGGATTATGATTATACAGCATACCGAAAAGATATCGAATCACTAAATGAATATTTAAAAGAAGGCTGGAGTATTGTAAGCCATGAAACGAGTGATTTTGTACACACCTATATATTAGGCATGCCGTTAGTATGGCAGGATGAAAAAGAAGATGATAAAGGATGTGATAATGATGTTAAGTGAAAAGTCAAAAGAAAATAGAAATAAATGGTATCGAGATCATGTTAATAAATACTGTGTTTGTGTAAATAAAAGTGAAGTTGAAGTCGTTGGATACATTGAAGATTTATTGAAAAAGAAAAAGTTTAGTCAATATGTTAAAGATAAAGTTAAAGAAGATTTGGAAAAAATAAAATAATCTGTTATTATATTTACGTAAGGAATAAAGAACGGAAATCAGACATGTATGTTAGGCTTACTCGCGGTGAAACGTGCTAACAACATATATAGGAATAGTAATCTAGCTGGTAACACTTTAAACTTTACAACCTATTATTATAAAACCCTCATAAAAGAGGGTTTTATTTTTTATTGACTTTATAATTTTAATAGCATATATTAATAATTAGAAGGGATGTGTAGAAAAAATGGAACGTGACGAATTAAGAAACAAGTTTACGGAAGTGTTAACGGTTGAAGATCAAGCGGAACGTTCAACTATGTTGAATGATATGCGAGCTGAAGTTGAGAAAACTTTTACAGAATTAGACAATTTGAAATCCGAGAACACGAAACTAGTTGAAAAGAATACCTCATTAACAGAGGCAAACTCTAAACTATTCATGCAAATTGGTGTCGAAAAGTCGGGTGGAGAAAAACCAAAACATGAGGCGCCAATGGATTTAAGAAAATTAGGTATTTAATTGAAAGAGGTGATTAACATGGGAAAAACAACAGGAAACGACGTTGCTAAAACGTTACAAAATGATTTAGGAATGGATCATCAGCCAACAGGTCAAGAAGTTGCCAGTGCAATGTATACAATGAGTTCAAGTAACTTTAGAAGTACGATCGGAGATCCAAACGAAACAAGTTCTTTAGAATTTATGAACGGTTTATTAGAATATCCTGATACTTTAGGTGTTGAGTTTATGAATTTAGCGACACGTATTGGTAAAGTGATTGCACACCGAAATATTTTAACAAACAAATTAGCACCATTTAAAATGGAAAATATGCCACTTGGTTATACTATGGAAGAGTATTTTGTTGAGTGCGCTAAAGAGCACGAATACAATCAAGCGGACGCGGAGAATACATTATTTAAGCGTAGTTTACCGGATATTAAAACAGCTTTCTACGTTGTAAACAGAAAGTCATATTATCCAGCAACTATTACAGACGATGATTTAAGAAAGTATTTTGTTACTTGGGATGGTGTAAATAGCTTAATTGCAAGAATCGTTGATTCTATGTATAATGGTGACAACAAAGACGATTATAACTATATGAAATCCGCTTTAGTTTCTCACTACGAAAACGGACACATGAAAATTGTAAATACAAGTGCGGTTACTGATACGGATACAGCTAAAGAATTAGCACGTAAAATTACAGAATACGTGTCATATTTGACTGAGCCAACAAACGAATATAACGCTATGGCAGTCACTAAACAAAATGATTATGAAGATATCTATGTCATTTTGAATGGTAAAACCAACAGCTACTTAAATATTGATTGGTTAGCTCAAACATTCCAATTAGAGTTCGCTCAATTTAAAACTCATGTATTAGTATTGCCGACTTTACCAAGTACGGAACAAGGTACTATTGAGGCTATTGTGTGTGATTCAGAAATTTATCGTGTATTTGACCAAAAGTATAGTGTAGGTGTTGCTTACAATGCTAAAGGCTTATATTGGAATTACTTCTTACACCACTGGGAAGGTATCGCAACAAGTCGATTTGCAAACGCAATTGCTTTTGTTTCCGGAAATGTTGAGGAAAAAGTTACAGCGATTTATTCAAACCCACAAGTTGTAGAAGTACGTAAAGGTGCGACTATCACAGTACCGTTTACAGTTCAAACTAACGGTTTAAATGCTAAGTATAGTTTAACTGCTACATCTAGTGTTGATGATAAAGTTAAAGCTACAATCGAAAGTGATTTGAAACACGTTAAGATTGAAGGTTTAGACGCTATTGACGCGGAAGGTTTAGCAACTGTAACAATTAAAGATACAGTTTCTAATGTAACTTGTGATGTTAAGGTTGTATATAACGTATAGTCATGTTATAATATCGGTGTCATGAGTAGGACATGACACCCCTCCTTTCTATTATTTAGGTAAATTGCAAGCTAGGAAAAAGAGTTATTAATTTAACTCTTTTTCTTTTATTTTTATTTATTTTGTATTAGTATGTATTTGAAGGTGGTGAGATCATGTTAAGAAAAACTAAAAAGAAACAATCAGCAAGTCAAACAATTAAAGAACAATTTGAGAAAAACCAAGAGATCAAAATAGATATTGATAATTTTTTGCCAAAATTTGACGAGGTAAAGTTAAGCGGTAAAAATTTAGCTCAAAACTATGTGAGTGAATTTAATACGGGTATGAATATTTACCAATGTTTAAATTATTTACAAGGTCATATTGGTTGGCTGGTTAAGGCTGTTAACGATGTTGTCAAAAAATGGAATAAAAACATCGAGGAAATGATTAAATATTGTATTGAGCTGTCTAAAAGTGAATTCGATAAACACTGGGCGGAGCTAAAGCCTCAAGTTATTGAGTTGACTAAACAAACAACAATCAATCAATTCAATGAAAAATGGGAAGAATTAAGACCTCAAGTGATTGAATTAACGAAACAAACAACAATCAATCAATTCAACGAATCATGGGAAGAATTAAGACCTCAAGTGATTGAGTTAACGAAACAAACAACAATCAATCAATTCAATCAATCATGGGAAGAATTAAAACCGGAGTTAACGCAATATGTTAATAACACGATCAATCAATATATTGATAATCAAGATTCTAAAATCGGTAAAATGTATGACGATTTATCTATCTTGTTAACGAACTTAAAGAACAGTGGAGCTTGGACACAAACGGGTGCTACAATTTTTGACGGTCACATGACAGAAGGTAGAAACATCGCCACAGGTAATATTAATATTTTTGGTGGAAGTGTTGACGGCGGTTCATACATCCGTACAAATAACGGTGCTAGTGAAAATGATTTGGCTGGTGGTGTATAATGGCATGGCAGTATTTTTATGGTGCATATGACAACACTGGACCCTATGCGAATGTTGTTTTAGGTGGATCACCGGACAACACCGGACCGTTTGGAGCACCATTAGCAGTAGCGCACGCGTCCGGATATGGTAAAGGTATTAACTTTACAGATAATGGAAATTATGGTGTAACGTTTATTTTAGATTTAGTTGGTTATTCAATTACAGACGCCCAGCAATATATTGCGAATGGGTATTATGTTGGTGATACTTCTACGTCGTATAACTATTTTATTATTGTATCTAAGTCAACAGACAATCAAGGTTCATGGACAGAATTATTAAGAGAAAAAATATTTACACATACTGGACAAATGCCATTAAATTATTTACCCGGTTGGGATGGTACAGCGCGTGCGAGCCAATGGAGTAAATTTATTCAATTATCAAATGACACAACACACGTTAAAATTGAATTGCAAGGAGAAGATGTGACATTCCCACATTCAAATATTTACAGTGTTCAGCAGGTCATTCCCGACTTTAGACCGTGGGGTATTCGTAAAAGTGGCGTGTTAAAATCATTGAATAAAGATAGTGGATTTTTAAAGATACGAAAATCAAACTCATGGAAGGACATTGTAAAATATAGTTATGATAAAGTAGGAAAAGAAAACCAGGGTACAAGCCGAATCCGTAAAAATGGAAAATGGTTAGGACAAGGAAAAATAGGAAATTAGAAAATAGTTGAACATTCAACTATTTTTTTATATTATAGAAAATGAAAGAGGTGATTAAAATGAAAATTATTTTAGTGGCATTGGTTTTTAATGGTTTGGATTTAGTGACAGGTATCGTTGGAGCTTTACGAGAAGGTGAGCAAATCAAGTCAAACAAGCTTAGAGACGGACTTTTTAAAAAGGTTGGGTTTATCTTTTGTTACACTTTAGGTATCGCTATTAACTACGCTGAAACTTATTTAACTTTACCATTTGGGGTTGATTTAGTACCGGTGATTTGTACATATGCAATTATCACGGAAGTAGTTAGTATTATTGAAAACATTTCTAAAATCAATAGTGATATTTTACCGGATAAACTAAAAGCACTAATCGGATATAAAGAGGGTGAATAATATGGATTTTGATAAAATAAAACAAAATATTTTAAATTCAAGTGAAACATCTACGAGTGAAAGCGAAAGTATTTCCGGTTCAGAGTTACATGAAGAATTTGAGATCAATAATTTTTTACCGGAATTCGAGCCATTAAAGTTAAGTGGTAAGAATTTAGCCCAGCAATATGTGAGTGCATTTAATACGGGTATGAATGTTTACCAATGTTTAAACTATTTACAAGGATACGTTTATACGTTAGTAACCGCTATGAATGAAACAATTGAGGCATGGAATACAGTAGTACCATTATTAGAGCAAGCTACAAAAGAATGGACAGATGAGGAATTCGACTATAAATGGTCAATTCTAAAACCACAAGTTATTGAGCTTGTCACAAATTTAACAATTGAAACATTCAATAATGCATGGGAAGAATTAAAGCCGGTTGTTATTAAGTTGGCACAGGATACAACAGACGCCGAATTTAAAAAACAATGGGATATTTTAAAACCGCAAGTTATTACACTCGTCGAGGAAACAACAACAAATAAATTCAATGAAGAATGGGAAAAATTAAGACCTACGATTATTCAATTATCAACAGATACAACAATTGAACAATTTAATAGATCATGGGAAGAGTTAAAACCTCAAGTCATTGAGTTAGCACAAACTACAACAAGCACAAAGTTTGATGAGAAATGGGAAGAGCTGCGACCTCAATTAATTGAGTTAGCACAAACTACAACAAGCAATAAGTTTGATGAAAAATGGGAAGAATTACAACCAACATTAACAGAAACGGTTAACAATTTAGCTAAGACACAAACAACAACTACATTCAATGAGAAATGGGAAGAGTTACGACCTCAAGTGATTGAATTAACACAAAATACAACAAGCACAAAGTTTGATGAGAAATGGGCCGAACTACAGCCAACATTAACAGAAACGGTTACTAATTTAGTCAACACAAATTTAAATACATTTAAAAGTACATTGTGGCAGGAAGTTACAAAAAATAATGATTTTCCTTTCTTATTACCCGAAAATTTTGGGGCTGTTGGTGATGGTGTAACGAATGATAGCAACGCATTTAGTTCTTGTATTACTAAAGCAATGGAAACAGGGAAATTTATTTTATTAAGTAATAAAACATATTTAATTGGTAATACTTTAACGAATATCAAAGACACAAATATAATAGGTATTAATGCTACGATTATATTAGGTGACAACACGTTTACAAAACAAATAAATAATTGCGTGTTTAGTAATATCACATTTAAGCGTACTGTACAAAGTGATTTACCACTAACTGAAAACTTTTTTTCATCTCAATTTAAGTGTTGTAATTTTGTTGATATTAATTATTTATTTAATAATATTTCACCTAGAATTAATATGGTAGAACATTTATTATTAGATGAATGTAATTTACAAAATACACAACTTATTAGTGTCACTAATAGTTTTAATGGTAGGGTTTATAGTATTAATAAAACATTATTTTATTATGATGATAACTATAAACAAAGAACTAAAATTATTAGTGGATATATTGGTGGTAAGTTTATATTTAATAATTGCACTATCTCAAAATTTGAGCCGAATGGAACAATTGCATTATTTGGTTCGCTTGATAATTTTGAATTTAATAATTGTTATATTAATACTTATGATAATGCAAACACCTTTATTCTACCGGATATAAGTAGTGTGGAGAAACAACAAATAACATTTAATAATTGTGATATCTCAAACAATAATAAATATTTAGTTAATGTGGATAGCACAAATGACACGGTGTTGCCAACTGTTAATATTAAATATTCAACATTAAAAGTGAATGCAATTTTTAACGCAAAAAATGAATGTAGTTTATGGCTTGAAAACAATATCATGAATACAAAACCTATTATCAACAGCGGTAGAGGTAAAGTTAATATCGTTGAAATCCAACAAAAGTATAGTGATACAAGCGAAAATATTTTCCCTTGGACAACAGAGCCTACACCAACCGTTGAAAATAATGTTTCAGTTGTTAAACGTGGTCAAGATGGTTATTATGTTTTGACAGAAAACAAAGATAAAAATGTTAAAAAATTAGATTATTATTTTAAATATGATGTTGATTATTTACCAAACGCGCCTTATTATAGTATGAACTTTTCTGTTAAAGATTTAGACCTAGAAGGTTATACAGTTAGGAGATCATCATTAACTAATAACACATGTAAATTAAAAAACAAAAGTACAGGTGAATTAATAGACTATGTTTATTTAATGTTAGATGATAATGTAACAGTCACAACCTCAAAAAATAACCCACAACTTGTATCTACTAAAATAGCAGCGAAATATTTACCATATTTCGCTAAACTTAAAACAGATACACCTGTTGAAGGGCGCTTGCGTATTGAAATGTGCATTTCAATTATTTTAGAAAAAACTAGCTCATAAGCTAGTTTTATTTTATTATATAAATGAGGTGGTAAATATGAATAAAAAAGAATGTGAATTATCAAGTATCTATAAAATGAAGAAACCGGAAGATATTCCCTATAATTTACCGGAAGGTTTAAGCGTTTATTTTTATATCGAGTTTTATATGCAAGCTATGCACATACTAAAGAATGTGGATTATGAACGATATAATATCTGTAAAGAGAAACTACACGAATTAACAATATTAGAGGAGGAATTAAATTTATGAAACCCGGTCAAAAATTAGTCCATGATGGGCATGAAGTTTGTCTTTTTCCTATGGAAACCATGAATATTACACAATGGTCAAGTCCTACAGCCGATTCACATTGTTGTGGACATCCTTTTGATAACGCAATTAATGGACAGGTCCGTGTACCTGTATACGCACCATTTAGTTGTCATTTATGCTATAGTGATAATCAAGGTAACACGCGCGCCTACACTTCAGATAATCCCGTGTTAACACCAAACGGATTAAGCTATGTAACTGTGAGTTTTACACATGACCCAAACCCACCAACCGCAACACAATATAAACAAGGTGATCTAATTTATCATACGGGTACGGCTGGTATGGCGACCGGTGACCACTGTCATATCGACCAAACGTTTACACAAAACGCTGGGCTTGTTTATTATGGTGTAACATGTAGGTATGGGAATCAATGTTACGCGTTAAGTGGTTCAGAATTACCGAATAATGTTTTTTATGTAAATGATACAAATATCGTGAATGGTTATGGTCAAGAATGGAAAACGTTTGAGGGTGGTCAGCCTCCAACCCCACCCGAACCAACATACAAATATACTAAACATTATTTTATGTTAGACGGTTTAGGAATTGATTTTGGTTTTTATAAAACAAAAGAAGAGATCAAACCCGAACCGCCAACACCAACGAGTAACTGGTTTATTCCCGGTGATATTAATAACACACGACCACTTACAGAAGATGAATCACGGCAAAATTGGCTAGCATTTTGGCAATTTTTCAAGGCGAAAGGTTGGACCGCAAACGCGGTTGCTGGTATATTAGGCAACTCTTATTTTGAAAGTACAGTCAACCCGAACCGATGGGAGAGTGATATTCCCTTTGCACAACCGGTAGCAAGTCGTGGATATGGTCTAGTTCAATGGACACCTTGGACAAAGATAATCGACTGGCTAAAAGAAAAAGGATATTACCCGGATGTTTCTAAGTTTGGTCAAGGTGAATGTGAGAGAATTCAATGGGAAATGGAGAATAATCAACAATGGATAGCTACAGCAGCTTATCCCGAAAGTTTCGCGAGTTTTTCAAAATCTACCGCCGACCCGTACACACTAGCGATTGAATTTTTAGCCAACTATGAAAGACCAGCTGACCCAAACCAACCACAGCGTGGAACGAAAGCACGTGAAATTTATGGCTATATCAAAGATAAATAAAATAGTTGAACATTCAACTATTTTTTACTAATATAAAATAAAAGGAGTTGATTAAAATGAGTATAGGAGTTGTTAACAGTCAATTTACACCACAAAGTAAAATTTATCTTTTAAAAGGCTTAGAAATTGACGCAATGAATAACACGTTTTGGGGTGCATTCGATACCCCCGAAAAGCAATTTAATTTTTTTATTAATAACTATGATCATATTGTATTTGAAAATTACACATATCAAAGAAAAGATGGTACGGTAGTTGTACCCGGTGTTTATGATGATCTACGTTTATACAATTATTTGATTTATCAAAACGGAAATACAGGAAATAAAGCAAAATGGATTTACTGTTTTATTACAAGTTTAGGGTACTTAAATGACAACGCCACTAGTATTAGTTTTGAAACGGATGTGATACAAACATGGCGGTTTGAAATTGAAGAAAACTTTATGGAATCGTACATCGCGTATGAACATAGACCGCAATATTATGATACCGGTGATGGTGTACATCGACCTTGTATTAACACACAACCGGAGAATTTAGAGATTGGAACAGATTTAGTTAGTGACAAACAATATCTAATAGACGCAAACGGAATAACTAGTTTTGCTGTAATTGGTATGACTTGCGACATGTCTGGAAAAGACAGTTACACAAACGCACAATTAGGAACACCATCTCAAATTAACTATTACGTTTTTCCTTTTAGTCGATATACGGGAACTGATATAACATCTTTAAAAATTGGCAGTGCAAGCGGTCAAACTGTAACGATTAGCGGACTTTCAAAAGTTTTAGACGCTATCCGAAAGAATGAAAAGCTAGTGGGTAAATGCGTTTCTATAGTGGTAACCAATTCAATACCCGGTTTAGTTGTTGAAAGTGGCCAAGTTGTGATTAAACGTAACTGCTTTAGTGGTGAGCAACAAGGTGATTATCTAATATTAACGTATAAAGCTAAAACAATGAATGATATGCTTTCAAATGATTTAAGCGCATTTCCAAAAACACGTGTATATAATATCCCAGCGTTTATTGGATTTACTAAATTCACAAAATTATATACGTACCCATACAGCTATATGCTTATTAGTGATAATAATGGAACAACAAAAGTTTTTAAAAATGAGTTATGGGAAGATATGAAAAACGCACAATTTATTTATGTAGGATCACCAAACAGCTCAAAAATAAATATTGTACCATTAAATTATAAAGTAACAAAATCAGATGAATCTTATTCAGATTTAATTAACCTAGATAACTCTTTTGAATCTCAATACGAGACTAGCTTACCTATTATCAGTGATACGACCGCATTAATGCTACAATCCTCGCGTAACTCTATGAATGTAGGATTATCAAATATTAGGCGCTCAAATGAAACAAATTCAGCTATAGCCAGTGCTACAGGTAATGCACTAAGTGCTCAGACAAGCTTACAAAATAATTTGAATTTAAGTGTAACCGCACGTAATGCCAATTTAGCTAGTAATTTGAATGATTTACACAACAAATCGAACATGATAAACGCTAGTATAAGCGCTATAGGTGGTTTAAGTGGTGGTATTGCCAGCGCATTAACCGGTAATATTGGTGGTGCTGTAGGTAGTTTGGTTGGAGCTGGTTTAGGTATTGGACAAACAGCCATGCAAAACCAAATCAACACAAAACAAACCAATATGCAAAACGCAAATGCACTTGCAAATGCAAACGCACAAGCAAGTGCTAATAGTCAATCTACCGCAATAAGTAACCAATTGAGACAGTTAACAACACAATACCAAAATCAAACAAACATTCAAAACGCTATGGATAGTTATAACGCGCGTATTCATGACGCACAAGCAACGGCTGACAGTATTGTGACCGGTTCTAATGATTTAATGCGACAAATAGCACTAGATTTAAACACATTCGTATTATATGTTTATAGACCAACAGAGGAATATAAACAGAAACTAGAAAAAATATGGAACATGCGAGGCTACGCAACGAATGTTATCGACTATCCAAATTTAAGATCTAAAATATCATGGAACTATATTCAGACGGTAAAATGTAATATTAAAGGCACGAATATCGACCCGAGCGACATAGAAAAAATCAAACGTGTATTTGATAATGGTATTACACTATGGCACAATAAGAATGTTGGTGATTATAGCCAAAATAACGGTGAAAGATATTCATATACACAGTGTGATAAATACGGAAACTATAAAGAAAAGAAAGTACATTAATATAAAAGGTTGACGGTTCAACCTTTTTTATTTAACATATAATTAAAGGAGATGATTAAAAATGGATTTATTGAATGATACGAGCTCTTTCACAGATTATTGTCGTAATGCGGTTGATGTAGCTACTATGAATAATGGAGAGGCGGATTTTATATATTATACGTATTTACAAATGTTAAGTTTAAACATGTTTAAATATAAAGGTTTACCCGAATCCATTAACACATTCTATTTAGAATATGTTTTACAAACACGTGGTTACATTGGGTTTTATGATGATGAAAGATTAGGTTTAATTTGTAGTGAAATCACATTAGGAGGTAAGTTAAACCACTACCAAATGCCAACAGAATACCATACAGTATCAACAAGCCCACTTGTGAAAAAGAATTTATCAAGTGAAGAGTGTGTTGTTATGAAAAACAGTCCTTTATATGTGGGTATTTTCCCATACTTAAATTTTTTCGCTAAGAAACTAGCGTTAACAAGTCGCACGATGGACCAAAATTTGACAATGCAATGGACACCGTACATCATTACAGGTGATAAACGTATGTTACAGCAATTCAAAATATTTATGAAGAAGATTTTACAAGGTGTGCAAACAATCTTCACGTCAAAAGGATTTAGAACGGAAGACGTTAATGTATTACAGACAAATGCACCTTTTATTGCGGACGAATTGCACGGCATGAAACAAGCAATTTTACGCGAATGCATGACTTTATTAGGTATTGAAAATGCGAACATGGACAAAAAAGAGCGATTAGTTTCGGATGAGGTCAACGCCAACAATCAACAGGTTATTGCGTCTAGAAACATTTGGTTAAGTGAACGTAAAAAAGCGATTGAAGAATTAAATAAAAAATTTAATTTAAACGCAAGTGTAGAATTCGCACCATATGAGGACTTTGAGGACATATTGAAATTGATTGAATTAGACGGTAATACAAGTATTTCAGATTTTAAAGACGATCTAACAATTAAAAAAGAAGGTGATTAATATGTTTAAAAAATTAAAAGTACCTAATTATTTGTTGACTTTACAAAGTCCGGTACTAGCTGAGAACACTGAAACCATATGCGGTGTATGTCACAATTTAGCATTTACAGAGTTAATTGACGCCCAATATGAATTAAGCGATATGGAAGTGTTAGAGATCGCGCGTAAAAAAATTTTCGATTTTAACTATCCTTTTTATGATGAAGTTGAAAAACGTAAAGCACTAGAAACGGGAATTTTAAAACATTTTTGGTTTGACGAGATCGGTCAAGAAACCTATGCGTATTGGAAATTTGAGCTTCAACACTGGTTTGAAATCAATATGGATAGATATTATACCTTATTTAAAACTATCCCATTTCAAGATCAAGACGACCCAACCGCAAACACAAACTATACAGAAACATACACGCGTGATAGTCGAGGAAATACACAAGCAAGTGGAGAAGATACGAGTATCGCTTTACAGTCTGTAACTCCGGAAGGACGTATCGATATTGAAACAAACGACTATGTAAACAATATCGCTAAGACAATCACCAAACCAAAAAGCGCCAATGACACGACAGGTCATGAAGAGTATAGTTTTAAGCGTAAAGGTAATATCGGTATCCAAACGTTAGCGGAAGTTTTACAAGGTTCACGGCGTGCGGTTATTACCATTGAAAACGAGTTATACGCGGAATTACAGGAATACGGATTATTTTTCAATATTTTTTAGGAGGTAATGAATATGAATATTGATGTAAATAAATATTATGATTATAGGCGAAAAGTATTAGGTACATATGTAGACCGTGACGGTGCTTACGGTTCTCAATGTTGGGATTTGTATTTTGATTGGTGCGAAAAGAACGGTTTTAAGGGTGCAAATTGTACGAGTAGTGGATATGTTAAAGATATTTGGTTAAACCGACAAACAAATGGAATGACACACAATTGTGTTGAAATTACAGAACTACAACCAGGTGCAATCGTTGTATTTAAAGAAGTACCAAATATTACACCATGGAGCCACATCGCTATTTTTGATAGTGATATAAACGGTGTATACGGTCGCTTTTTAGGTGCTAACCAAGGTGATAAGAACGGTTTAGTGAATATTGTCACACTTCCATATTCAGCTACATTCGATACGGCTTTCATGCCTAAAGCTATGATTTTAAGCGATGAAAAAACTGAAAAGGTATTAAATGAAATTCCAAGCGATTTTATTAAGGAATATGGAACTTTCTACCCAAATTGTACAATTAAAATCAGAGAAGCACCAAGTCAAAAAGGAAATGACACGGGTCTATATTATACAAGAGGTATGAGTGTACGATATGACGGTTATGTTAAACGTGATGGCTATGTGTGGATTAGTTGGATTAGTAGCAGTGGTAAGCGTCGCTGGATGGCTGGCGGTGAATTAAATTCAAAGGGTATTAATTACTTACCATATGGAGTGTTCAAATGATAAAGTCAATTGATTGGTACAGTCCTACAAACATAAAGTCATACAACAAATTTTTAAATTTCATCATCGGTGGTCGTGGTATCGGTAAAACCTATGGATTTAAAAAAGACTGTATTAGTCGATATAAGAAAAAAGGAAAACAATTTCTTTATTTAAGACGCTATAAAACGGACCTAAAGAAAATCAAAACATTTCTTAATGATCAATTTGAAAATTTCAAAGATGATGAATTTAAAATTACAGGTGGTAGCAACTTTACCACCTTTTATATAAATGGCTGTGAGATGGGATACGCTACATCTTTAACAGCGTTTGCAAGTTTAAAATCAACAAGTTATGTAGATATTGATACAATTATTGTTGATGAGTTTATACCCGAAAAGGCAGGATTTAACGCATACATACCGAATGAAGTTGAAATATTATTAAATATTATTGATTCTATATTTAGGCAACGAGAAGGACATGTATATTTATTAGCTAATAACGCAAGTATCGTTAACCCTTATTTTAGTTATTTTGGAATAACACCCGACCCTAACAAAGAATTTAATACTTTTAAAGGCAATGAATCCGTCGAGCAAATCGTTGTACAAATCTGTCACAATGAATATAAAAAAGGAAACAAAGAAAAATCAAAATTTCATAAATTAATTTCCGGAACTACATACGGAGAATATAACGCTGGTAAGTTTGCATATGATACAAATGACTTTATAAAAAAGAAAACAAATGTATGTGATTATTTATGCACGTTATACTATGATGATATGTATTATGGTGTTTGGATAGATATGAATACAGGCTATGTATATATCAACCAACAGATAAACAAAGAATATGGATATTGTTATTCCATTGGAAGTAACAACCGCGAGAATATGATGATCGCGAAACTATGGCGTAAGGACCAAAGACTAAACATGTTAATAAGATCCTATCGTGACGGATGTGTATATTACAATAATCAAGAAACAAAAAGACTTTTAAGCTATATATTAAGTAAATATTAAAATAAAAAGAGTGCCATTAATGCACTCTTTTAAGTTCTCATTTTAAATTATATTTACCTACTGTATATAAATAATATTCATGTTTATCACCGTACTTTTTATAATACTTATTATACACATCTTGAACAATTTTATAGTCTGTATCATGTATTACAATTAAACCATCGAATGTGAAATAAAATTCAAAATTTATAGGATTATCTACCAATAACATTATTTTAACACCTACCAATTCTCACTATACATAGAAACGAACACATTATTAATGTATTCGTGTTTTCTAACACTAACCAATAATAAATAATATTGCCTATAACTAATCAGTCCTTGATTATAATAGGACTGTATTAAGTTCTCTCTTTCAGTGTCGCTTGTGATACCAAGTGTTCTATTTAATTCAGAACACAAGCGATTAAGACTATTGTAATTACTCATAAGCTAACAATTCTTTACAATTCTACAAACTTCTTTAAGATTGTTATTGATATGCTCATTCAAATAAATATAATCATAATAATTAATATCTTTATCATCATAAATTCTTTCACACATAGCAATACATATAGCTGTATAATCGCTTAAAGCTTGTAGCACATTAGGTAGTTCGTGCCACCCTTTAATCTTTGATATTACATCATTGTGTTGTGTTTCCAACACTTCCTTATATTTTTCTCTAGTCATATTATTTGTTACCTCCCATTCTATTTAAAATAATTTCTTTACAAATTCTTTTCCTTACCATTTCACAACTTAAAAGCTTTTGTTCATATGGACCATTATTAATAATTTTCATTAATCTTTCAATTTCACCACAACAAAATTCAAACTCAAACAATAATTCATTATTAGACATTTCTTCTAATTCTCTTCTATATATTTCCTTAATTATCTCTTTCATTTCCTTGTCCTCCTTCTTTTCACCTATAGTATAGCACACCTATTCTAGAATACAAGTGTTTTTGTAATTTCACATAATTCACTACGGACCCGAGTGTGTCATTGTTTCACGTGGAACATTTTAGGATGGCGGTGTGTGGTGCGGTGTAGTGTCGTGCTATGTAGTGTGGTGCGGTGCGGTGAGGTATGGTGTTAGGTTGTGTTATGTGGCGCGGTGCGTGAGCGGAGCGAGTACAAGATGAGCGGAGTGAACCTAAGCCGAACTGAACACAGTGAGGTGAGGTAGGGTGTTAGGTTGTGTTATGTGGCGCGGTGCGTGAGCGGAGCGAGTACAAGATGAGCGGAGTGAACCTAAGCCGAACTGAACACAGTGAGGTGAGGTAGGCCGAACGGAGTGAGACCAAGCCG